GAACTACCAGTGCCGTGCGGCGGGTGGTGGAACCGTTCGGCTTCCTGATCCGCATTATTGAGTGGTGGCAGACCGGAGAAACACCGGGCACGTTTCGCCTGGATATCGGCGTGCAGGACCAGGGCATCACTGAAGATACCTATCTGGAACTTGAGCGGCTGATAAGCGATGCCAAACCATGTAGCCGTCACATGATCGGCATGTCCATCAATCTGCAGACCAGCGGTCCGCATTGGGTGGGGGCCGCCAGCTATCTTGGCGAAGAAATCACGATCTATCCGTATATCAACGAAACAATTATTTCCGGCGGCACCGCGCATGAAGGCGGGGCGGTCCATGTTATTGACACAATGAGAGTGAATCCATGAGCACAAAATTTTATACCCTGCTGACGGATATTGGCGCGGCGAAACTTGCCAGCGCCGCCGCGCTCGGTGTGCCGCTAAAAATTACCCATATGGCGGTGGGCGATGGCGGCGGAACATTGCCAACGCCGGACGCCAAGCAGACGGCATTGGTAAATGAGAAACGCCGGGCTGCGCTGAATATGCTCTATATCGACCCGCAGAACAGCAGCCAGATTATTGCTGAACAGGTGATCCCTGAAAACGAGGGCGGTTGGTGGATACGTGAAGTGGGCCTGTTTGATGAGTCCGGGGCATTGATTGCCGTGGGCAACTGCCCGGAAAGCTATAAGCCGCAACTGGCTGAAGGCAGCGGGCGTACCCAGACCGTGCGCATGGTGCTGATTACCAGCAGCACGGACAATATCACCCTGAAAATCGACCCTGCCGTAGTGCTGGCAACCCGCAAGTATGTGGATGACAAGGTACTGGAGCTGAAGGTGTACGTGGATGATCAGATGGCAAAACATCTTGCCGCACCGGACCCGCATTCACAGTATGCACCCAAAGAAAGTCCGACGTTTACCGGGACACCAAAAGCGCCAACTCCAGCGGCAGGGAATAACACCACGCAGGTTGCGACCACCGCGTTTGTTCAGGCGGCACTGACGGCTCTTATTAATGGTGCGCCAGCCACGCTGGACACGCTGAAAGAAATAGCCGCAGCCATTAACAATGATCCGAATTTCAGTACCACCATTAACAATGCGCTGGCACTGAAAGCGCCGTTGTCGAGTCCGGCACTCACCGGAACGCCAACAGCCCCCACTGCTGCACAGTCGGTCAACAATACACAGATTGCCACCACGGCTTTTGTGAAATCGGCGATTGCAGCAATGGTGGGTTCTGCACCTGCGGCACTGGATACACTGAACGAACTGGCGTCGGCGTTGGGGAATGATCCGAACTTTGCCACGACAATGCTTAATGCGCTGGCAGGTAAACAACCGCTGGACAATACGCTGACTAATTTGAGTGGAAAGGATGTCGCTGGTCTTCTCGCATACCTTGGTTTGGGAGAAGCGGCAAAACGAAATGTGGGTAACGAGCAAAACCAAATTCCGGATATGGCGGCGTTTGCCAGTTCACTTTCATCAACGGGTTTTCAAAAACTCCCTTCAGGTCTGATTATTCAGTGGGGTATTGTCAGTGGAGCATCAAACTATACGGTGACTTACCCGGTAACATTCCCAAATCGTTCACTTGCGCTGTTGGCTGTGCCACATACAACGTCGGTGGCTGGTATATCTGCAATGGGCATAGCGAACTGTTCTGATATCAGCAAATCACAGTTCTATATAATTGTTGGCGGTATATCTCAGGGAGAAATTGTCAAATATGAAAGGTCCTGTTTTTGGGTAGCAATCGGTGTATAGGTATATCTATGATTTATTTCTCAAAATCGACTAATGGTTTTTTCTTTGATGGTATAAACAGCGACATGCCTGCTGACATTGTTGAGATAAGTACAGACTTATACAATGAATTAATTGCCGGACAGCAGGAAGGGGGGAAATTAATCACGTCAGATGAAAATGGTTTACCGGTACTGAAATCTCCGGCGATTGATTATGTCGCACGTGCTGAAAATCAGCGAATGCAGTTACTTGCTCATGCCGATAATGTCACAGCTGACTGGCGGGGGGAATTAATGCTTGGTGATATCAGCAGTACAGATAAAGAAAAACTATCTGCCTGGATGGACTACAAAAAAGAAGTAAAAGCCGTCGACACTTCGACGGCTCCTGAGATTAGCTGGCCTGAGTTACCGGAGGTGTAGGCCATTCAATATCTGGCGCACCGGAAGTATCGACCAGTTCCAGTGCGTCCAGGTAATCCAGCCACAAATTATATTGTGCCAGTTCCTCACCTTTCAGCCGGCCAATAGCCGCTTTACCAGGCCATTGTTTACTGTTCATATAATCGTTGGCCTGTTCAATAAGTATATTTTTCATTCCCTCCGCTTCAGCTATTTCCTGTTCATGTGTCTTCGCTGGATATTCAGTAAGTACAGGGTAGTTATCCGGGCTATTGATAATAATTTTCCCCGTACTCTGACCATTCATAAGTTCATAATAAAGAGCATCTTCAATATCGAAAGCATCATCGGGAATATCGCTGTTGTTTTCAGAGAAAAATCCCTGAACAGATGGGGACCATTTCATTTTCATAATTTCCCAATTCCTAAAATATGGACATCATCAGCCTTACGGGCATTCCAGGTGACAATTACATCGGTAGAGTGACGATTAACTGAGATTGCGTATGCTTCGTTAGTCGAGCCAGAAACTTTTGTGGCAAACACAGCAAACAGGACACCAAATGACTGGGGCCATTTATAGCCTGACAGCTGATAATTACCATTATCCAGTGTTACAGCTTTGACTGCTGCACTTGATGGAATCGTCAGCCACTGGAGTATCAACCCTCCTGGCAAAAGTTGTTTTCCATAAAAATCCCTCACACCACTAAATGAAACCATATCCGGTATCTGATTTTCCCCTGTTCCCACGTCCCGTTTTGCCGCTTCTCCCAAACCAAGGTATGCGAGAAGACCAGCGACATCCTTTCCACTCAAATTAGTCAGCGTATTGTCCAGCGGTTGTTTACCTGCCAGCGCATTAAGCATTGTCGTGGCAAAGTTCGGATCATTCCCCAACGCCGACGCCAGTTCGTTCAGTGTATCCAGTGCCGCAGGTGCAGAACCCACCATTGCTGCAATCGCCGATTTCACAAAAGCCGTGGTGGCAATCTGTGTATTGTTGACCGACTGTGCAGCAGTGGGGGCTGTTGGCGTTCCGGTGAGTGCCGGACTCGACAACGGCGCTTTCAGTGCCAGCGCATTGTTAATGGTGGTACTGAAATTCGGATCATTGTTAATGGCTGCGGCTATTTCTTTCAGCGTGTCCAGCGTGGCTGGCGCACCATTAATAAGAGCCGTCAGTGCCGCCTGAACAAACGCGGTGGTCGCAACCTGCGTGGTGTTATTCCCTGCCGCTGGAGTTGGCGCTTTTGGTGTCCCGGTAAACGTCGGACTTTCTTTGGGTGCATACTGTGAATGCGGGTCCGGTGCGGCAAGATGTTTTGCCATCTGATCATCCACGTACACCTTCAGCTCCAGTACCTTGTCATCCACATACTTGCGGGTTGCCAGCACTACGGCAGGGTCGATTTTCAGGGTGATATTGTCCGTGCTGCTGGTAATCAGCACCATGCGCACGGTCTGGGTACGCCCGCTGCCTTCAGCCAGTTGCGGCTTATAGCTTTCCGGGCAGTTGCCCACGGCAATCAATGCCCCGGACTCATCAAACAGGCCCACTTCACGTATCCACCAACCGCCCTCGTTTTCAGGGATCACCTGTTCAGCAATAATCTGGCTGCTGTTCTGCGGGTCGATATAGAGCATATTCAGCGCAGCCCGGCGTTTCTCATTTACCAATGCCGTCTGCTTGGCGTCCGGCGTTGGCAATGTTCCGCCGCCATCGCCCACCGCCATATGGGTAATTTTTAGCGGCACACCGAGCGCGGCGGCGCTGGCAAGTTTCGCCGCGCCAATATCCGTCAGCAGGGTATAAAATTTTGTGCTCATGGATTCACTCTCATTGTGTCAATAACATGGACCGCCCCGCCTTCATGCGCGGTGCCGCCGGAAATAATTGTTTCGTTGATATACGGATAGATCGTGATTTCT